TAATGTTTCTCCTATTTGCAAAGTAGTACCTGCAAACTTTTGCATCATCATATTTTCGAATGGCAATTCTATTTTAAAATCACCCCCATCATAAGAGAAATTCTCTGAAGTATTTCCGTAGCCTCTACTTGTTAAATCTCTAAAAATTGTATTTGTTGCGCTCTCGCTTTCTTGATACTTAAATTCTATGTTTTCGTATAACTTTACTCTGTCTACATTTATGCTTTCTATATCCGTGTATTTGGTAATGTCTACCACCGCACCTTTTGCATACCAATCTGTTAAAGGTTCTAACTGATAAACATCTGCTGCCGTTCCGTAGCAAGTTAAATTGAACATCTTTAATATTCCTTTAAAAAAACTTTCTACAGTCATATCGGGTAAATAACTATTTACTCCAAAAATGCTTAGAACACTAAAAGAATTAGAATTACCATAAAACAAATTGCTTAAATCAAAACTATTAGAACCATTAAAAATTGTACATTCTTGTTGGTAGGTTATAGATACATTTATTGTCATTGCTTCTTGCGCTCTAACCTTAAAAGTGTACTGCCTATTCAATGAAGTAATAGAACCTAAATCTTCTGCTATAAAGTAACTTGTATTTCCTGTTCCTTCTATAACTTGAACAAGTTGACCGTTTGAAAATACATCTAAATAATATATAGCTGCGGAAGATGTAAAAACGTCTGCGCCTACTCTTGTACGATAGTCCGTAACACTATAACCACTTGGTAGGTTTGGAAAAGCAATATTTACAGGTTGGTGCGTATAGCTTAATGTGTTTGTAGTGGTGTTAAAATAGTCGGCAGCAGTTAGTAATGAATTGTAGTTATTACCACCGTTAAAAACTAAATTAAATTCTACTTCTTGTCGCTTACTACTAAATACAAATTCGTTTTCATTTTGNCAAAATAAAAATGCGTTTTTAAATTGTTTGCTATCTAAAAAAGTNCCGTTAAAGGTTATGCCNTATCGTGTTTGTATACCTGCAAATAATGTTTCTATTTTTATAGCAGGAAATAATTCATCAAAGTGTATTGCNCCTACTCCNGTATCGGGATTTATATCTGTGCTTCCACCATCNCCATAGGTTAAATTTCTATCTGCTACTAATGGGAAACGTATTTCATAATCTGTTACACCATCTATAATTCTGTTTTTAACCGCAGCAGCGTTATAAGTAAAATCTGTAGTTGTTAATTTAATATCTACAAGTTTATCGTTTCCGAATTGGTCTTTTAAACTTACTACATCACCATAGAAAGTTATTTGATAGGAATAAGCTTTATTGTTTTTTACTTCTGCTTTCTCTAAACTTATCTTTCCTGTTCTAAAAGGTGTAAAGTCTATTTCTATGTTTCCGTTTCTTCGTAGGTTAAAATCTAATGTGCTATCAATATCGTTCTCGTAGAAGTGTTGAAAGATTTGGTTATTCTTTACTGAAGCAGGAACACTAAAAGACTGCGAAAAGTCCGTGAAAACCTTGCTAATATCTTGAACGTTTTGTTGTGTACTTGTGACGTTTATAGTTTCGTCATCAAATAAGTCTAAGCGTTGTCCTTCTATGTATACTTGAACCGTTCTCATTATACTACGTTATTAATTAGATCATAAGCAAAATCGAATGTAAGTTCATAATTCATTGTGCCATCATTTAAACCTGTCTGCTTCTTTAAGCTTTTGGTTTGTACGTTTACAGGTGTGTATAAAATATTGTTTTCATAATCTAACAAAGTAACTTTTTCACTTAGCAGAAGTTGTTGCAATTATTCTGCATAGCCATCATTTACCCATCCCGTGTTTAGCTTAATGCTTTCCGTTCCTGTCTTGTTAAATTCTTTTACTTGTCCTTGATTAGATGGCGTATATGGAAGTGCCGCAGGATTCAATTTATATGAGTCTGCTTTTACGTTTATATTTCTTGACTTTGCCTTTTGAAAGAATATCCTAGACCACGATCCGTATTTGTTTATGAAGTCAACTTGTACAGGTTGGTATTTAGGTTCGCATTGTGCCTTAAATTTTCCTGTCCATCTTAAAGAAGCACCTCTTAAAAATTCTACTTTGTTCCCATCTGCGATATTAGTTAAATGTACTCTACTAAAAGTCTTTATTCCTAAAGATGAAAAAGCAATATTTGTAATTACTCCTGTTCTTAGGTTTGTGTATCTTATAAATTCATTTACATCTGTGAAGTTTACATCAATAGTTCCTGCCATCGCATTGGCTTGGTCTGTTGGTAAATCTGAATCGTAGTTATATAAGTATGTTCCTTCGTCTAGGAATACATAAAAGTCAGAATCTGAATTCATCCCATCCATAAATTCAGTATAGCCATCCATAAATTCTCCTGTAACCGTAGTTAAAAGCGTATATGTTCCACCTACATTCTTATATCTTTTTACTGCATACTGCACAACGTAATCTGTGCTTATAGCAGCATCATAAGTATTATATAAATTTTGCCAAGTTGTAAAGTTGTAGTATTCTTTTACATAAGGAGAAATATTATAAAACGTGCTTATGTTATTAGAAGCAGGAATTAATTTGCTTAGTGTGTATTGTGGTGAAGCAGGTTGACTTCCTGTAGTCCATAAAAACAATTCTATCTTGCTTCCTGTCTGTCCTGTTTCCGCAATTTCAATTATAAAAGGTGAACGTGATAAATTTATACTCATTTTTTAAAGTTTTCTTTTGTTATTTGGTTAAATAGGTTTTCCATATCTAATCCGTATTTTTCTACAAGTTCATTAGGTAATTGGTTATAATACTTTTCAAATGGCTTAGTAAAAAATAAACTAGGCTTTAGTCCTTTGCTATAAATGCTTCGTGCTATAATGTAACCCATAGATTTGTAACTCATAAACCTACCTGTCTTTTTGTCTTTCCATTGGAAGCCTTTCTGCTTAACCCACTTAGTCATAATTCCCGACATACCACCTTTCGCTTTTCCTATCAAAGATGAATTAGTACCAAACTTAAAAGGTGATTGATTTTGTTTGTTTCCTTTGTTGCTGCTTTTATTTCCTTTTACTCCTTGATCTACAAAAGCACCGTAGCTTTCCATTTCAAAACTTATCTGTATACTGTTCTTAGATTCTTTAACATATCCTTTTAANCTGCTCTTAAGCGCACCGTTNGTTTTTAGGTTGCTTTTCGCTTGACTTATAACCTTATCNTTAAAGTCATCTANTAAGTCTTGTATGTTTTTGAATTCATCCATTAGCAGATTGTCATTCCGTTCGGTATAAGAATGTCACACGTCATAGTCCATCCGCCAAGNTTGTTTTCAAAGCGNTCTACAAAAGGTTCGCAAGTAGGATTNCCNTCTATTTGGAATTTGTCAGACCATAAGTCACCNCNTAATAAAAGTTCGTAGCACCTNGTCAATACCTGTAACTGCGTATTCAATACATANAGNTCGTTATCGTTTCCNTCAAACTTGCTNACGGTTTCGTCTTTTGTTATGTCTACAATATCCATNGCAAGAATAGATATGTTNTACCTTACTACGTTAGATTCAAGTGANGCCGTGTTAACAATTAAATGCACCATNGGGAAAATATCCTGCTTGTTTAAATCAACATCGAACAGGTTGCCTTGTGTAACGGTGTTTACTAGAACATCATTATCAAAGTGCGTTTTTAGTTTGTCTATTAAGTCGAAATAATCCATTATCTTTTCATTTGTTGTTTAAGTTCTCTTGCTTCGATTTCGTTTTTCTGCTTAACGAAACTGAGATAGGTGAGACATTTAGTAAGTTTATATCCTGTAACTTCGTCAAACTTTGTAATGTCGTTTGAAGCGAGTCCATAGATGCTTGAATACCATCCCCAATTTTTGCCAAACTGATGTCGCTCGGAGAATTGGTTGAAGCCTTCGTCATCGTCTTCATTTCTTTCTTCAAATAACGAGGAATAGCTTTTAGTAATTCTATTCCTAAATTCGACAAAAAAAAACTGCTGCTTATCGCTACATCTAAAGGTGCAAACTTCATCAAGTCCTGCATTTCTTCTGTAGGTTCGTAGTCTACAATTTCGTATTTATCTTTGTAGGTGTTTTTAATTGGTCTGTATAAAACCGCCATAGCCTTGTGATACGTCTTCCAATCTTTTAAGTGGTGTTCTAAATCTACATATTCACCGAAGCTTATATCGTCAAACTTTGGAATGAATCCAAATTCAATATTCTTGATCTTAAACTTTCTTACCAACTGAGGCTTCTCACTAAATATCTTTGTAAAGTGTGCTATCAATTCGTTTAGGTGTTTCATCTTTATTTTAGCAACATCACCTAACTTGATACCGCAGAATATCTGTATCATTTTCTGTGCAATAAATTCTTCGTCATTACTATTATCTTTCATATTGATAAACTCTTGATACCTGCTTAAAGGTATTTCAGATAGTGACGATGGTAGTAGAATATCTAACTTCATATGTATATAACTTAGTTTTCGTGTTTTTGTACTTTACAGAATGCTATAACTTCCATAATTTTTATTCATTCCTAGCGTTTCCATCTCGTGATAACGCACCGCATCAATGGCGTGGTTGTAATTGTCTACAGGTTTGTTTAATCGTTTTCCTGTCTTGTCTGAATCCCAACAATAGCTTCTTAACTCCTTAATTAGGTTTATGCTCTTAGACGTAACCAAATAGTTTTCTCTTTGCATTACATCTATTCCGTAATTAATGCTATCTCTGCCTTTCGTTACGCCTTTAATCGTTATTCCATAGCGTTGAATGTCTGCTATACTTTTAGGTTCTGCGCTATCTGCATAAACAGGTACGTCTTTAGGTAGTAGTTTTGCTATGTCGCTATTTAGTAATCCTGTTTGGTAGGTTACTTCGTTTAGGATTCGTGTTTCGTTATGTTTCCAAACCTCAATAATTGACGTTGGATCATTCGTGTAACCGAAATCCATTCCTATGCCTATTAATCTTGCTTCCTTTGGTATAATGTCTATAGGTTTCCAATTACTGAATACAACGCCTTCAAGCATTCCTAATTCTCCGAGTCCGTAAACTTTCCACCAATTGCGCCAATATGTACTTGTCTCTGCTTTTAAGCGATTCTTTTCTATTTGGTCTACAATTCCTTTGTCAAGTGCTTCGTTGTCCTTGTACGTCAAAATTATAAAGTCGGCTTCTGCGTCTTCTTTTATTTCTTCTACCCAGAATTCATTCGCAGGATTAAAGTCTAAGTAGACTTCTTTTTTTGTTCGTATGCTTAGCTCGTTGTAAGCTTCAAAGTTTACGTTGTTACATTCGTTCACATATAGAATATCACGCCTTGCGCCTCTTAACTTGCTAGAATCGTCTGCGCTAAAGAATTCTATAAAGCTGCCGTTTGCGAATTCGTATTTTAGTAGTGATTTATTAAAGCGGTCATCTACAAACCTGTTAGTCCACTTCATAACTTTCAAGAAATCGCGAAGTGCCCCGCGCCTTAAATGTGGAATAGATTCTGCTACTACGCTAATTTCAAGTCCGCCTGTCTTGGCTGCTTTGTCTATTAGAATAGGAAGTATGCCAAAAGTTTTACCTGCCGATGTACCTCCTTGTATAATCTTAATCCGTTTTTTTAACGCTAAGATTTTATTGATCGCAGTCGTTCTCGCTAACATCGGGAAATAATGGTTGTTCTATATTGGTTTGTTCTATCTGCTCTTTTAGTGAATTTAAACGTTGTGTAATGCTTGGATTATACTGTCCTACCATACCGCCTAAAATTTGGTCTTCTCTTATTTCTTTGCGTATACGTGAACAGACCGTGTAAAATTCTTTGTATTCTTCTTTCTTCTTGAAATAATTCTCTACAGTTAAATCGAATTTGTTCCAACAATATAATTCAAATCCTTCCATTGTTAAAGGCACTTCTAAAGGTTCTCCTACCATATC